TATTAAATTTAACTTTGAGATCTACAAAATATCTGTGATAACGTTTATCTACTTCCCATAAATAAGGTATAACAACCTCTTCTGAGGACCAATTTATTACTGCAGGATTTGTATCGCACCATTTAAATGTATGCTTTTCCCATAGTGATCTATATACTATTTTAGTATAATCGCCGGTATACTTTTTAGGATTTTTAGGTTTGTATTTACCACTATAAGCCATGATATCCGTTATAAATAGATTTAACTAGCAATATTTATAAGGCTATAAGATGGCAAATTTAGAAGATATTTACAATACATTTAAAGGTGGCTTAAATGGTGTTAATGGCCAGTTAAAGTATCCTCTTGAAAATCAAGGAGACTATCTTGGTAAAATAACATTTACGCCAATAGAAGAAAGACCTGTTGATATGCTTAATCTTCTTCCTAATTTATCAGAAGTTTGGGATGAAATAAAAGAATATGGTAAACTTGGTGCAGAAGCTGTTGGAGACTTTATTACTGGAAGTGATCAAGCTGCTGATAAAAAAGAACTGCTTAAAAAAGCCACGGGAGTAGAAAAATCTGGACTCTCTGATGCTTTAATAAATGCTGGTAAAGGAGGAAAAGAAGGATTTTATGGATCTGTTACATCCGCACCAGCCTTTAATGAAAGCGACATAACTGAGCAGTTAAAAACCGGTAGAAGAATATCATTATATTTACCAAGAGCAATACAAATCCAAGATGCTGTATCATATGATAATCAATTTCAACTTGGTCTTATAGGTGGAGCTGTCGAAGCTGGTTTAGCGGGTGGATCTAATGTTGCAGGTTCAATTCTTGGAGCTGTTGCAGGTGAAGCAGTAGGCCTAGGAAAGACTCTTATTGGAAGCAGAGATGGAATGGGTACAGATGCAGCTGGTATTTTATCAGGAAAAGTAGCTGCTAAAATACCTTTTGGTGTAGGCGACGGTGTTGCAGGTGCAGTAAGAAGCGCATCAAAATTAACTACAAATCCAAATACACGTGCAATATTTAAAGATGTCCCTATTCGTAACTTTTCATTTTCATTTCAATTAATACCAACAAGTCAGAACGAAGCAATAGCAGTAGAAAAAATTATAAAAACATTTCGTGAAGAACTTTATCCTGAAGCATTACAAACAGCCGGTGTAAATGTTGGCTATAGATTTCCAAGTAGATTTTTAATTAAAGTAAAATATAATAATAGAGATATACAAGGTATAAGATTCTTACCAGTTTATATGCAATCATTTAATGCAACTTATAACTCGGCAACAGGCGGTATGCATTCTGATGGTAGATTCAGTGCAGTTGATATAACATTAGCATTTACAGAAACACGAGCAATATCTAAGAAAGATGTAGAGGCAGGTTACTAATGGCAGAATTTTTTAGAAACTTTCCACTTGTTGGGTATGAGTTTGGCAATGAAAGTAAACCAGCATTATTTCAAAACATAAGTGCTTATGTCAAAGTTATAGATGAGATTAAAGATGATATAGCATTTTATACTACGGTTCATATTCAAGACTATGATAGACCGGATTCATTTTCATATAAGTTATATGGCACTACAGAATTCTATTGGACATTCTATTATTTGAATGATGATATAAGAGAAAGCGGTTGGCCATTACCTCAACAAGATTTATTAACAAAAGCAAAAGTAGATTATCCACACAGAGCCGTAGTTACTACTGCAGACATATCTAAAACATTTTTACCTGGGCATACAGTGACAGGTGCATTATCTGGTAGTACAGGAACCGTCATTAAACGATATTTAGATCTTGGTCAAATTATTATTGATAGTTCTGATAACTTTAATGCAGGTGAAAACCTTACACCTGCTATTGATGGTGTCGCACAAATTGCAGACATTATAGTTGTTACATCAGATTCGGAGCAATATAATGCAGTACATCATTATGAAAATGCTTCTAAAGAATACGTTGATATAGGTCTGGTACCATCAGGCAATGGTGCAGCAGACTATCCTTCGGCTTCAGGAAAAACTCCTATAACATATTTTGATAGAATCCTTGCAAAGAATGATTCGCTAAGAGAAATAAAATGTCTTAAACCAGATGTTGCAGTTCAAGTAAAATCTGAATTTAATAAACTATTAAGAGGCTAAGTGAATGCCAGAACCTCAACACGCAGGTGATTATAATATTGTAAGTTTTATGGTTCATTCCCATAGATTTGAAAAGCCTGTTAACATTGCACAAAGCATAGATGAAATAGAAATATATGAAAATATAGAACTACCTTATCTTACTGGTACTTTTAGTATGAAAGATGATTTAAATATTTATGATGCTCTTGGTTTAAATGGTACTGAAATGATTGATATAGGATTTGAATCTCCTGATAATGTTGGACATATTATTTCTAAAAGATTTACAATGGTTGAAATGATTTCTTCTGCAAAAGCCACAGAAAACATAGAAGCCTTTGAAATAAAAATAATTGAAACAAATGCATTTAATAGTGCAATGATGCAAATCAATAAGTGCTATACAGGTACTCCTGTTCAAATAATAAGAAAGATATTAAAAGATAATCTAGATATTGATATGGCAGAAGAAGATGTGCCTGATAAAAAACCATATCAAGAAGCTATGAAATTTGTTGTACCGTTTATGACGCCATTTGAAGCATGTGAAGTAATCAGATCTAAAATGTCAACTGATCTAGGTCTTCCTTATTTCTTATATTCTACCTTAAACTATGACACTCTTCAATTAAAATCATTAGAAGACATGTTAATGACTCCTTCTATTAATAAAAATATGCCATATAGATTTTCGCAATCATATAATCAATCAACAGTGTCGGCAGTAAAAGAAGAAAATATGATTAATGTATCGGCATATAGTTCTATGCATAAACAAAATTCTTTGGCACTTATGAGCTCAGGTTCTACTGCAGGTCAACATTCTATTACTGATATGACTACAGGTCAAACAGTAAAGTACAATTTTGATATTGATGAATTATTTGCAAATATGGCACAAGTTCAATTAATAAAAAATGATACTCTACCTGTTCATCATTCAAAATATAAATTTAAGGGTAAAATGATGAATGAGTATAATACAACAAATGTGCACAGAGCTGTTGCAAATGATACATACACCGATATTAATAATATACATCAAGAAACAAATGCAGGAGCATTTAGACTTGCTGCATGTAATAATGCATTAAGAAATATGCTATTTAAATCTTCAATGAGTATTCGAGTTCCTGGTAGACTTTATTTACTAGGAGATAATGCGAGTCTTGGAAGACAAATAGATTTTATATATCCTTCAAATAATTCGGCACCAACCGGAACTGGCGAAGTTTCTGGAGATGATATGGAAGATAAAAAACGATCAGGCGTTTTTATAATATATACAGCAAGACATCATTTCAATGATACGCAACACAATGTTGACATGAGCTGTGTGAAGTTAGGAAATCGAAAATGAGTATGGGAAATATATTTCGTTGGTTTTTTGGCACGGCCGTAGAAACAAATACTGATCCAGTCGGCGAAAGAATTAAAGTGAGATGTGACGGAGTTCATGGCGATGAAATTTCTGATGCCGATCTGCCATATGCACAAGTTATTTTACCTACAACCGGTGGTGGAACATCTGGAATAGGAGAAAATCAACAGGTATTGCCAGGTGCAAGAGTTACTGGATTTTTTATAGACGGAGATCTGTGTCAATTACCGGTTGTCATAGGCATTCTTCCTCATGTTGGAAAACCTCCTGAAAATAGAGTAGATGATGGACCAGATGCTGTACTCACATCAATAAGACCGAGTTCAAAAGTTTTTCAGTCAGAAAATAATACTATAACAGAAGCAGTGAGAGCTACTAGTTCTCCTACTTTAGACGAACGTAAAAAAATATGTTGGGAATTTTTTACTAAAAAAAGTAGTATATACACTCCTCAAAGAATAGCAGGAATTATAGGAAATTTAATAGTTGAATCTAATATAGATCCTAAAAAACATCAAGATGTAAAAGTAATAGGCGATGGTAAAGGAAGCGGTCGAGGTATCGCACAATGGGGTTCTAAATCAGACGGTAATAGATGGCAAGACTGTATAGCCTTTGCAAGATCTATGGGCGTATCTGAGTATGGTTTAGTACTTCAATTACAATTTATTCATCATGAACTTCAAACTAAACCATATCATTGCAAAAACTTTTATAAAACTGTTAGTGTCGCTGCGGCGACTATGTCATTTTGTAGACATTATGAAGGACCTCGAGATGAAGGTACACCGAATAATACAACCATAAGTGTAAATGAAAATAATCCAGATACTTGGAAAGGTGGTAATCCGTGGAATACAAAGGAAGGTGAACAAGAAAGATTAAAGAATGCAGAGGCAGCATATAGAGAATTTACGGAGAGTCCATAATGTCAATCAGCATTGATAAAATAGCAGAAGAATTACAAAAGATATCGACTCGTATTGATTATACTGACTTACATACTAGTATTGACAAAACTGTAGCGCTAACGAAAAGTGGTGAGATGACAAAGCTAGGACTAAAATTAGGTGAAAACCTAGGTGGGTTCGAAGCTCTAACAGAAACAGCTAAGACTGAAGCTGAAAAGCTTTTAGTTCTGTATGAACCTGTTATAACATTGATGAGTGAGTTTGTACCAGGTCTCGAGAAAGATATTAAGAAGTCATTAACAAGTGATAATGAAACAGCTATTAATTCTATTATTAGTAGCTCTGCCGTTGATATTCATGCCGTAGTTCCATCTGCAGAACCTGTTGATATTCATGCAACTACAGTTACCTCTTCAATGAATCATAAAGTTATATCTGACGGATCACCTATTGCACTTAAGGCCGGAGTCGGAACTGCAACGAGTATTAATATCATGGATAAATTTGAAGATATGATGAAAGAAGTAACAGAAGATGATTTAAAAGATGCTGTTACAGAGGCAGTTGAAGTACTGCAATCCGATGAACTTAAAACTCAACTTACAAATACATTTAAAGATCTTGATACTAAAATAATTAAAGCGACAAATGGATTGAATAGTGGAAGTTTATTGAAAGATGTAACAGAAAACTTTTCTTCTACCTTTGGAAATATTTTAGGTAATTTTGGAAGTGAGTTCACTACTGGTAATAACATAAATTCTATTTTAAATACATTATTAGGTGGATCTAATACAGATGCTATTAATAGGTCTGCAGGCATTAAAGTTATACCTCCTAGTTTATCAAGAGAAGCTGCTGAAAATGGAATAAACACTAATGTTCAAAACTTAAATGGTGCAGAGAGCTTTATTCAAAAAGCATTATCAACATTATCATCAGCTGATTTTGGATCATTGATTACCGAATATCAAAATGGTATTGATGATATTATAACGAAATTAGGTAGTGCAAATACTTCTGTAGCTGCTACTAT